TGGACCTTCAGCGGAAGGATCTTTGGAAACTCTCAGTAGGAACATTGAAAGATATGTATATGGGTGCATCCAATGGGGAGAGTGGAGGTAAGAAGTTTGAGATTGTTTCAGACGTTACTCATCCCGTAAAAATTAAGGTGTCCCCGAAAGGTAAGAAGGTTGACACCTTTGAACAGGAAATTACTGCTATTATGGTTTTTCTTCGTACTGGAGAAGAGCCTAATATCCCTTGGGTAGTTCCTTTGAAGGATGAAAATTTCTTTGACTTTGGAAAGCAGTGGTCGGAGGAAAAATGGCAAGCTTTTGAGGAGAAATTGAGATGTTTCAATATTCCTTGCTCGATTTATATTTTGCTGGAACGAATGGTATCGTTTATTCGTCATCGGCGAGAGAGAGGTTGGGTTATACGTATTGGACATCGTTGGTCACATGGTGGAGCAGATTCCTTAGCACGATGCTTAGGGATTGATTTATCGACGTGTTGGAGCCCTGAATTGGTCGAGGGCGATGCAAAACTTTATGATCAAACTGTGGCTGAGCTTTGGGTTAATTTATATTGGTCGACAATGTCCAATTTTGTTGATCCTTTAAGTCAAGACTATTCGTGTTTTGAGAAGGTGGTTAAGTTCCTGTTGAAAAACATGATAATGCGATTGACTCAGCTGCTTGGTACGATCTGGGGTGCAGTAAAAGGAGGAGTTCCTTCTGGAGCTTTTAATACATCACATATGGATTCATGGATCATGGCGATGTATATAGTGTTGTTCTGCGTTTGGCAGATACATACTGCTCCTCCTGAGCATCAAGAGGCATTAGAATTGGATCTTCTTACTATAGTCCTACTGATAGTTTATGGTGACGACCATCTCTATCGTAAGGGTCTTGGTATAGGTGGGACATACTTTTCTGGTGCTGCTTTTGTTGACTTTATGTGGAAACACTTTCGAGTACTTGTTCGTGATATGAAAGATGGTGTTTGTTTTGCCTCTGTGACAAGTGCAGGGTGGATAGTTAAGTGTGGTGCGACCTTTTTGAAGCACCAAATGGTACTGAATCCTGATAAAGGTCCAGGACAGCCAAGTTTCCTGCCTTTTCGTGAGTCGCGTGAGTTCTTAATACGTTCGGTTTGGGGTCGATTAACAAAAAAACGAGATGTTGTAGATACTATGTTGTCCGTTCTTGGACATGCGTATGGTACTTATGCTTCTAATCGTGATGCTTATGATCGACTTAAG